TGTTGATGGAAATTCTTCACTATCTTCATAATCGGTATTATAAATCGGTTCAATTTCTTTGAAACTCAAATCCATTTTGATAGAGACTGGTGTTCCGTCATCATAAGTAGCATATGTTCCAGATCCAGTATAATTTACACTTATGTCTGTTAAGAAACACTGTTTAAACTGGTTTAAGAATTTATGATCGTCTTTTCCTTGTTTATATCTCAATTGAAACACCGATGGTGTTCCCAAAAATAGGTTTCCATCCTTCACCACTGGTGCCATACGTACTTTAAATAGTCTTATAATTTGTTTTATTTCATTACTTTCATCTACACTTCTAGGAACCATATTAAATGAAAATCTAAAACTCCTGAGAGTTGGTTTATCAAACAATAGTTCGAGGTTTGGATTTAATATTTCACCCGTTTGTCTAGCAAGAATTTGTGCTGGAGTTACATTTGCACCGAAAATATTAACGGCTTGAGAAGTAAAATATCTTGTAGCAAAACCCTGTAATCCCTCCAAATCACCAGCAGCGGTTACTACATCTCCGATCCCTTCCCTTAATTCTTGTGTTACCTTTTCTGCTATCTCAAGTGGTTTGTCTATAATATCTGCTCCACTTGTTATTACATTTCCCACTGCACCAACAGCAGCACCGGCAATACTGTTTAGACTGGAATCTCCATATGTCACAGAGTTTCCATCTTGTATATTTGACGGGATAGGTAAATATACAGTTCCTTGACTTTTTGCTATTCTGTTTATTCTTCTAGATCCAGCGGTTCCAGTAAGACTATTTGAACTTCCATTATTTTCTTTTATAGGTATGTATTTAATAATACCTATCTGTAAGTAATCAGTCTGTTCGTGAATATCAGCAAGAGGATACCTAAGAGGTTTTTGCATTTATTTACTTTTTAGGTATTTAGAAACTTTGCATAAGAAATTTCTATTAAGTCTGCAATCTCACCTGCATCGACTTCATATAATTGACCAACAACTCTATCAATTCTATATACTCTTTGCATAGGAAAGTGAAAATTAAGTCCACTAAAATATATATTTTTATCTTTAGATTGGGATATATTCTCGCAATAAATTAACGGATGTTGATCATATAGAATGTTTGGAGTTTCTGCAATATAAACAAAAGTATAATATTTATCTGGAATTGGAACGGGAGTAACTGTATCTTTTACTGCTTCCAATACCTTCAACATTAAATCATCAGGTTTTTCACCTCCTACTAAGTCTCCAACAATTTTTCGAACTCGATTGGCATCATCATCTGTTGGTCTAATTCTTGTCTTATCTTTTTCTCTTAATTCTGGTTTTCTTTGATCTCTTCTTACATTATCTTGATATACATTAGAACCTACAGGTACTTTTGGATCAGAACTATAAGTTACTTCTCCAGTTTCAGAGACATAATTATATGATTTTCCAATTCTTCCACCTCTTCTGATGGTTCTTCTTGCCATTATTTTATACCTAATTCTTTTTCTGTAAGAACTTGAAACTCATAACCATGATCTAAACACCATTCTTTGGCGGCATTCCACTTTGCCTTATTTTTAGCATACTGAACGACTTCAAATATATAACCTTTCGATGTTATTTTTTTAACTTTAGGTTCTACACATTGTTTTTGAGGTTTGATTTCAATAATTTTCTTTTTGATTGATCCGTTAGATTCTTTGACCTTAATATAAAAGTCTGGAAAATAACGATGAACTCTATTATCAATTGGGGAACGATATGGAACTGCTAATTCTTCACTTGCCCATTCTAAAATATTTTCATTCTTATCACAGTAGACCATAAATTTACGTTCCCACAAGGAACGATAAACGATGTTATGTGGATTGCCCTTATACTTTTTAGGGGAAGAAGGTCTATAATTTCCTTTATATGCCATCTAAATAATTAATAATAAAAAGCAGTATTATAGGTATTTAGAGTGCCAGTACCAAATATAAAAAATTTTTCATCGGAAGGAAGGGATTCAAGAGAAGTTTTTGGAAAAATTTCTCTTAACACGCACTTTCAAGTAAGTTTTGAAGGATTTACAACTCAAATTTCGGGTCATTTGAAAGATAAGTATAATATTTCTGATCCTTCGGGATATATGAATCGTAATGGAGGAATTCTTTGTTCGGAAGCAGTTTTGCCAGCAACTAGTTTAGCAACAGTTGGAGTAAATGATAATTTTATGGGAATTCCTCAAGAATTTGCCCATACTAGATTATATACTGATTCTGATTTTACTTTTTATGTATCAAAAGATTATACTAATTTAAGAATTTTTGAAGGATGGATTGATTATATATCTGGGGGAAGTGAAACTAAAGATGGTGCAAATGAATCAAGTGTATCAAATTATTATCGTAGAATGAGATATCCTGACTATTATAAAGTGAGTAGCATGTATATTACTAAATTTGAAAGAGATTTTAATCAAGGAAGTGGTAGAAGAATAGACTATCAATTTATAAATACCTTTCCAAAATCAATTGCTGCTGTTCCAGTTGCTTATGGTGAAGCACAACTCTTAAAAGTAAGTGTATCTTTTAATTATGATAGATATATTTCTAATTATCAAAATACAGCAACTTCGGATTTCGCATATGATAATTTAGATGGAATCAATTCCAATGAAAGACTTACTATTGATGAAGTCATTCTCAATAATCCAACCAGAACAATTTTTAATGAAGAAGCATATATTAAAGATAGATATAATTTAACTCAATAAATAATTAAACCTGAATTGTAACGATTAGTATGACATTACCTAAGATTAGTGTTCCAACATATGAGTTGACTCTGCCATCTACAAACAAAAAGATTAAGTATAGACCTTTTCTTGTTAGAGAAGAAAAGATTCTTATTATGGCAATGGAGACTGAAAATTTGAAAGAGATTGCGAACGCAGTTGTTCAAATTATCTCTGATTGTATTATTACTAAAGATGTTAAAGTAGAATCTCTTGCAACTTTTGATATTGAATATTTGTTTTTAAATGTTCGTGCTAAGTCTGTTGGTGAAACTATAAACATTCCTGTTACATGTCCTGATGATAAGAAAACAACCGTAGATATTACTATTGATATCGATAGGATTAAAGTTCAAAAAACTAAAGGTCATAAGAATGTGATTAAAATTGATGATAATCTTTCAATGAAACTTAAGTATCCATCTTTAGATCAGTTTGTTGAAAGTAATTTTGAAATAGACAGTGAATCAAAAAATAATTTAACAGAATCACTTTCAATGATTTCTTCTTCTATCGAAATGATTTATGATAAAGAAAAAAGTTGGCAGGCATCTGAATATACTAAAGAAGAACTTAATGATTTTATTGAACAATTGAATACAAAGCAATTTAAAGAAATTGAAAATTTCTTTACTACAATGCCAAAACTTTCTCATAAAGTAATGATAAAGAATCCGAAGACTGGAGTAGAGTCTGAAGTTGTAGTTGAAGGGTTAGCAGGTTTTTTCGTTTAGGTATGATTCATGAATCTCTTGAGTCATACTATAAAATTAACTTTGCATTAATACAACATCATAAATATTCATTAACGGAGTTAGAAGATATGATTCCTTGGGAGAGAGATATATATGTAGGTCTTCTCCAACAATATATCGAAGAAGAAAATCTAAAACAACAGCAACAGAATGGATTATAAAAGAGGTAGACCAGCAAAAAGAAGACGAGGTGGACCTTCTTTTGATGAGGTGAAAGATTCTATTGATAAAAAAGAATCCGAAAAACAGCAGAGAAAAGCAGAAAAAAGAACGATTGGAATAGAACAAAAAAATACTCCTAAACTAAAATCTACTAACATTAAGAGTATTTTTAATAATGATAATTTTTCTCTTGGGAAAGTAGGGCAGGGAGGAACTTCTAAAATAGGAACTCTTGCAAAAATTGTAAGAAAGAATAGAATATCAATCAATTCTTTAGTAAAGAATAAGGAAGAGCAAGATAAAAAAATAACAATAATAAAAAATGTAATAAAAAATCAACAAAGTAAAATAGGCCAGAAAATTCCTGGAAGTGGTCAAGATAATCTTTATAAAACATTAGTTGAAACAAATAAACTTTTGGTAGATATACAAAAGCAGTTAGTGAAATCTATAACAAAAGAAACTAAAGATTCTTTAGACGCAGAGAGAAGAGAAGGTATTGAAAATTCGAAGAAAAAGTTGAAGAATGAGGAAAATTTACTTGAAAAAACAGGTAAATCAATCGGTAGAGGTGTTAAAAAAGTATCAGATAAAATGCTATCACCAATCAAAAATATTTTCGATAAAATTACTGATTTCTTACTCACTCTGGGAACAGGTATTGTAGTCAATGGTGTCTTTGAATGGTTAAAAGATCCAAAAAATGTAGAGACAGTGAAAGGGTGGTTTGGTTGGATAAAAGACAATTGGAAATGGATGGCAGTAGCAGTTGGTGCGTTTACTTTATTGCCAGTTGTTAGTAGTATTCTTACAGTATTGGGTCCTTTGAAGATACTCATTGCATTAATTGCAAAGGCAGTTCCTTTACTAATAGGTTTTCTTGTAAATCCACTTACACTCAAAGCATTGCTTGCAATTGGTGCCGGTGTTCTGATTTATAAGGGAGGAGAATGGGCTATTAAAAAGATTAGA